ATGACCGATGATGAATTAGCATCAAAACTAAGTAACGAGATAGAGTCTGCTACAGGCAATTTTAATACCGAGCTATCTTCTCAAAGAGAAGAAGCTATGAAGTATTATCTTGGTGAGCCTTTTGGTAATGAGATAGAGGGTAGATCAGAAATCGTTACAACCGATGTTAGAGATACTATTGAGTATATTATGCCATCATTGATGCGTATTTTTACCACACACAACAATGTAGCTGAGTTTGAGCCACAAGGCCCTGAAGATGTGCAAATGGCACAACAAGCTACTGACTATGTTAATTATGTTTTTAATAAACAAAACAATGGCTTTAAGGTACTATACGATGCTTTCAAAGATGCCTTAATATCTAAAACAGGTGTTATAAAACATTTTTGGGAAGAAAAAGTTGAGGTTACTACAGAAACTTATACCAATTTAACTGAGATAGAATACCAATCTATACTTGCAGATGATGAATTAGAGATAATAGAGAAAACAGAAAACATAGAACAAGAAGCTCAAGCAGATGAAAATGGTATGATGGTATCTCCTGAAGTTATTACATACGATTGTAAAGTTAAAAGAACTAAAACTGATGGACAAGTTAAAGTTTTATCAGTACCACCTGAAGAATTTTTAATATCTAGGAGAGCAACAAGCATAGAAGATGCTAGTTTTGTATGTCATAGGGTTAAAAAAACAGCATCAGATTTAATCTTAGAAGGATATAGTCCTAAATTAGTAGATGAATTACCAACTTATACACAAAGTAATGCTGAGTGGAATGAGGAGAGAATAGCAAGATTTAGCTTTGATGATGATTCTTCACCAGCAGATGAGGGTGAGGGTGCATCAAGAAAAGTTTGGTTAGAGGAATGTTATATGCACATTGACTATAACAATGATGGTATAGCAGAACTTAGAAAAATTACCAAAGGTGGTAATATAATACTTGACAATGAAGAAATAGATTCAATTCCTTTTTCAACTATTTGTCCTCTACCTATACCACATAAGTTTCATGGAATGAGTATTGCTGATACTGTTCAAGATATTCAATTAATTAAATCAACTATTGTTAGAAATTTACTTGACAATATGTATTTAACTAATAACGCAAGATATGCTGTTTTAGCAGGGCAAGTAGAGTTAGATGATTTACTTTCATCTAAACCTGGTGGCATTGTTAGAATGAGAGCACCAGGAGCTGTAACTCCATTACCTACACCACAAATACAACCTCATGCTTTTGAGATGGTTAAATATTTAGATAGTGTTAGAGAAGAAAGAAGTGGTGTATCTAAAATGTCGCAAGGATTAAATCCTGATGTATTAACATCTCATGTAACATCAGGTGCAATAAGTGCTGCAACAGAATCTGCTACGCAAAGAATTGAGTTGATTGCTCGTATATTTGCAGAAACAGGTATTAAAGATTTATTTACAAATATATATCAATTAATTCAAAGATATGAAGATAGAAAAAAAATGGCTTATCTTAATGGTAAATTTGTACCAATAGATGTATCTCGTTGGAAAGAGAAATTAAATTGTACTGTTAATGTTGGTGTTGGATCAGGTTCTCAACAAAGTAAAACCCAAACAATGGGTGCTATTATGCAGATAATACAAGGTTTAGTACAAAATGGTGGAATGGGTAGTTTAGTTACTCCACAAAATATATATAATACTGTTAGTGAATTTATAGCACAATCAGGATATAAAAACTCAGACCAGTTTATATCTAATCCTGCTATGATGCCACCTAAACCACCACCTGAGCCTACCCTTGAAGAAAAAGTAGCTCAGCAAAAAGCACAAGTAGAATTACAAAAATTACAATTACAAGCTAAAGAGTTAGAAATTGAAACGCAACTTAAAGCACAAGAATTAAAACTAAAACAAGAAGAAGCTGCAATCAATCTTGCTCTTAAGCAACAAGAATTACAAATTAAAAAATCACAACTTGATTTAAACGAACAAGAACTTGCACTTGAAGCTGTGCAGAATAGACCTATTGGAATAGGGCCAAGCTAATGTCATACCCTAAATACTCAGGTCATGGAAGAATTGAGAGAAACAAATTAGTTTCTAAAAAAATATCTATTCTTAGTTCAGAAAATGATAATTTACCAAAAAATAAAAAGAAAAAACATAAACAATTAGTGGCTATAGCATTAGATACTTACCCTAAACGCAGGAAATTACCACTAGCATGAAAGACTTAAATGAGATAAATACAGAAATAATAGTGATTAAAAGAGATATTAATGATATTAAACTTAATCATCTAACTCATATTGAGAAAGATTTAAAAACTGTAAAAACAGAAGTCTTTAAATTTAAATATATTGCTTATGGTGCAATAGTTGTTTTTGTTTTAGCAACCGATACATTTAAAGAGTTATTGAGATTATTATAAATTGACAAGATTCACTATTAAAGCTGATATAACACACAAAGAATTACAGCAACTAATGTTGGAAAAAAGAATTTCAGTATCTGAGTTATCACGAGATACCTGTATTAAAGAAAACGATATTCGTGGTTTCTTAACTGGGAGAAAAACTATACCTACCAATGTGGTAGATAGAATCAACCAAATAGGAGAAAAAAATGGTAGATAAAGAAAAGGAGATAAAGGAAGGACAAAATGCAAAAGCATTACTTGAAGACCCTTTATTAATAAAATCTTACGAAGTTATCCAAAATGATATATTTCAAAAATGGCTAAGAACAGAAATAGCTGATACAAACCAAAGAGAAGCATTATATCATTCTCTAAGAGGTGTATTAACAGCTCAAAATGTTCTCGTAAATACTATGGAGAATGGAAAGATTCTCGAAGAAGAAAGAAAGGGGGTAAATAATCATGGCAAAAGATGATATCCCTATAAAAGAATCCACTCATGGTGGTGTGCCTGTAACAGATGTTGCATCGGCACAAAAAGCACTTCATGATATGATTAGCACTCCAAAAGAGCAAAGCGAAGAAGATCAAGAAGAAACAGAAACTCAAGAAGATGTTTCTGCACAGGACACGGAGTCCGAATCAGTTGAAACAGAAGCAGAAAATCCTGATGGATTAACTGCTAATGACTTAGTAGACCAAGACCAAACGGAAGAAAGTCAGACACCTGACACATACACCATTAAAGTAGATGGTAAAGATGTAGAGGTTACTCTTGATGAACTTCAAGCTGGTTACAGTAGACAAGCTGATTACACAAGAAAAAGTCAAGTATTGGCAGAACAACGCAAAAAAGCTGATGATGAATTAGCTGCGACTCAACAAGAAAGACAGCATTACTTATCACAACTTGAACAATTTAATACTCAGGCAGATGCAAAAATTAAAGAACTTTCATCTACTGATTGGACTAAACTCAAGGAAGAAGATCCAACCGAATATATGTTGAAAAGAGATCAATATAGGGAACTTCAGGATAATAAAAGAATGGTTGAAGATGAACAAAAAAATCTTCAACATAAATCACAACAAGAGCATGAAGCTAAATGGCAAGAAGAACTTGTAAGACAGCAAGAAATTATGGTGCAAAGACTTCCTGAATGGAATGATCCAAGCAAAGGCCCAAAACTCAAACAAGAGATTAAAACCTTTGCAGTAAAAAAAGGATTTACCGAACAAGAAGTTAATAGCTTAATTGATGCAAGGTCTGTAGATGTTCTACACAAAGCCATGTTGTATGAAAATCTTTTATCAGCTAAAATTTCTAATAAGAAATCTAAAGTTGTTCCTAAAGTTCAAAAACCTGGTTCTCCAGCAACTAAAGGTGAAATATCTAGTGATAAAGTTAAAGCACAAAGAGCAAGGTTAAGGAAAACAGGACATATCAATGATGCTAAAAGTGTTATTGAAAGTCTTATGAAGTCTTAGCCTAATACTAAACTTTTTTACAAAAGGTAATCAAAAATGGCAATATATGCAGACTCTTACGAAACTTTCGATAGTAATGATAAGAGAGAAGATTTGGCGAATGTTATTTATAACATCTCTCCAACTGAAACACCATTTATGTCTTCTATTGGTACTAGTTCAGCTAGTGCAACAAAGCATGAATGGCAAACAGATTCTCTTGCAGCAGCAGCTACGAATGTCGTAATGGAAGGAGATGATTCTCCTAGCAGGGCATTAACAGCTACTTCAAGACTATTAAATTACACTCAGATTTCTACGAAACCTGTTGTAGTTACTGGTACTCAAGAAGTTGTTAATAAAGCAGGTGTTTCTTCAGAAATGGCTTATCAAATAGCTAAAGCTGGTAAGGAACTTAAAAGAGATATGGAGTTCGATTTAACAGGTGTTAATGTAGCAACTGTTGGTTCATCAGGCACAGGTCGTAGACTTAGAGGTTACGAAGCATGGTGTAACACTAACGAATCTCATGGAAGTGGTGGCTCTACCCACAGTACAACTGGAGCAGTAACAGATGGAACTCAAAGAGTTCTAACTGAATCACTTTTAAAAGCAAACATGAAACTTTGCTTTGACCAAGGTGGTAATCCTGACCTATTGTTAGTTGGATCATTCAACAAACAAAAAGTATCAGGTTTTACTGGTAACTCTACTCGTATGGACATGGCAGAAGATAGGAGCTTAGTTGCGACTATTGATGTTTATGTTTCTGACTTCGGTGAAGTTAGGGTAGTAGCTGATAGGATTTTAAGAAGTTCAGGCAGAACAGCTCATGTAGTTGATACTGAGATGTGGTCAGCAGCTTACTTAAGACCTTTCGGAGTACAAGACTTAGCGAAAACTGGTGATGCTGAGAAGAAACAATTACTCACAGAGTATACTCTTGTTTCTAAAAACGAAGCAGCTAGTGGTAAAATCGCTGATTTAACTACTTCATAATAAAATTTAACTTTCCTCATAGTTAGTTAAGGGGGAGTTTTTAACACTCCTTTTGTTTTTACTCCCCCACTTTTTTGATACATTTAATAATGACCTTGAAGAAGGTATCGCTTCGGAACGAGGGTTATTTTTTTGGAGAAATTTAATGAGAACATTAAATGATTATTTTATAACAGCTAAAATAGCTGATATATCAACAGCATCAAGCACATTTGTAGCTGTACCTGATGGTGGTAAAATTATTAAAATTATTACTGCTCTACAAGGTGCAATAACTTCTGCCAATGCAGCAATTACATTTGAAATTGGTGGTACTGCTGTAACAGGTGGTGGCATTACAGTTGCATACTCAGGTTCAGCAGCAGGAGATGTTGATACAGCAACACCTACGGCAGCTAATGAAGTTGCAGAAGATGGAACTATTGAAATGATTACAGATGGAGCATCTTCAGGTGCTAAAGTTTTATATGTAACATTCGTAATTAGGAGATAGATATGAGTAATTGGTCATGGGGTTTGCGAGTAATCACAAACCATACAAGAACTACAAGTGGAACTTCAGCACAAACATCTGCTTTTGGTTCGGCTATAGAATATGTAAGAGTAACAACTACTGGACCTGTGTTTATTGAATTTGGCTCAAACCCTACAGCAGTAGCAGCTACTTCAATATACATGGCAGGAGATGAATCTATTATCTTTAAAGTAGATGGTGGCATGAAATTAGCTTCCATTCATGGT